GGTCCTCCCGATGATCGGCAGATGCGGATCTGTCGGTTTATTGAGGTAAAATGGCAATGGTGCCTATTAATAAATCGTTTAACGGTAATACCCTACAGTCAGTTCAGTACAAACGTACCGAATTATCGGGATCAACTACCCTTCTTGCTACCCTTAATTGGAATAGCGTTGTGGATGAGATGATCACGAATGGCTATAGGATACCGGGGTTTTCACGACTCCTTAAGAGGAAGCCTAAGGCTCTAATCCCTCATACGCCATTTGTGCAATACTCCCGAAGGGGAGCAGGCACGCAAACGTATGATGTGACTGAGCCGGGGGGTCAGCGAACAAAAGCTGATCCGTACGTGTTTGGGATCCTTCCCGAACATGTCGGCATGTCCTTCACGCAGATGACCTCGATCATGGACGGTTCAACCGTCGACTACGGGGCCATTGTGCAGCAGGCGGCCGCTAACGTGGACACGTCATTTGACGCGCTCACGTTCCTAGCAGAGCTAAAGTCGGTCATTCGCATGTTTATGTCGGTGGGCGAGAAGCTCATCAGACTAATGCGTCTAAGACCGGCCGGTACTCCCTGGGACCTCTGGCTGGAGGGACGGTACGGTTGGCGAACCCTGATCAAAGACCTTGAAGGTCTAGACCGGGCTCTACGTCACGTACGATCTGCCTCTGAGTTTGTAACTGGGAAGGCCGGATTTAAAACCGGCGAGACCCTAATTAACTCAGTGAATGCAAGTGAAGCCGGCTGGGTAGCGTCAATAACCACGGTGGATACGATAACGTATTCCTTCCGTGCTACGGTCGCAGCTCAGCTAAACGTGCCCAACATTTCGTTCAATCCGTTGGTAACAGCGTGGGAATTATTAAGGTTCTCCTTTGTTATCGATTGGTTTTTCAGTGTTGGAAACGCCCTCAAGGCGTTAAGTGTCATTGCTCTCTCCAAGCAGATGGTCTGCAGCTACGGGTGGGAAATGAAATGTGATCGTGAGACCACACTTGAAGTCCATTCCGTGACGGCAGGCTACGCTCACAACCGTACGCTTAATGCGTCCGGCCAAAGCATATTGGTGAGGAGAGTACCTTCAACAGTCTCGGTGATTCCGCGTTTCAGGCTAAACCTCGACGTCAGCAAGATCGTAGATCTACTGGCGTTGTTGGCCCAAGCCCTAATTAGGAGATGATCATATGCCTGCAATGGCAACGACCCTTACCGAGTTTTCCTCAAACGGAGACTCGAAAACGTACACTACCTCCGGGCACACCGCTTCGAAACCGAAGCTCGTGATCCAAAAGAGGCGCGTACCTGCCGGGAACCAGCTGATGGCCGAATTCCAGGTTGGCGTGATCCACGCTGCCCTGGGTTCGGACGACACGGTTCTTCCAGCAAAAGTCAGTCACACGGTAGTGAGCCGTTATCCCATCAATATCAAAACTGGTGAGACGACGGTGACGGATGCGTTGGCAATTCTCCGCGATATCGTGGCTAGCGATGAATTCGCTGCAGCGGTCGCTTCTCAGAATTTTGCTGAGTAGCGTCGTCGACGTCGTTCAGACCTTCCTCATAAAGAGGTTGGAAAGGCGGCGCCGGCGGCTAACTACTAAGCAGCCATAAACATCCTACTACCTGGGAGTAATTCGCAATGAATACTCAAGAGCTAGCGTACGACGTGTGTCGGCGCTACTTGACTGACATCGGCCATGAGTTAGCAGACCCACTGCGGAACCGTATCCTCGGACTAGTCCGGGGGCGGAACCTGAAGGGCCTGTGCTCATTATCGGAACTCGAGGGCTGGCATATGCTGACAGCCCGCCAAGCTCAAATCCTTCTACAGGTCGAAGCGTTCTTCAAAAAGAACGCCGATTTTAGTGACGATTCTACGTGCTTCGAAGCTGCAAGGCAGTCATTTCTGGCTGCTGAGCGGCGATGTCGCATTACGAACCGTCGTCTCGAACATTATTATTTCCAGCGCGGTCGCTTAGACCCTGATCTGGAGTTATGGTGCAAGAGAGCTGAGTCGCACATTCGGCACGTCCTGGGATCGTTTGGACGGTTCTTCGAGGAGATTCCTCGTCGAATCAGAGTTACCGATGGCGCAACCTCAACCCGATCACGTCGCCAGTCCCAACCTTACAAGAAGGTCGGATTGGAATGGATGTGTCCTAAAGCGGGCGAGCCCTACCTTCGGGCCCTAGCAGCCTTTTATGGCTACACGGACCTAAGAGTGAAGAGCACCTGCTTGAATCGTGTTGAAGTCGTCCCTAAGAACTGGAAGACTCATCGCACCATCGCTTGCGAACCTGACGGCGCATTGCCGTTTCAGTTAGCGTTTGATGACTATGCGAAAGAAAGGCTCCGGACATCCGGGGTTGACCTGTCTGACCAGTTCAGAAATCAGGAACTGGCGCGAGTTGGCTCTGTCGACGGCTCATTTGCCACAATCGACATAGCTAGCGCGTCAGATACGGTGTCGCTGGCGGTAGTTGATCTACTCTTTCCTAAGGAGTGGGTTGATTACCTGAAAGCGTTCCGTTCTTCTCATTATAAAGGCAAATTTGGGCTTGGCAGGTATGCCAAGTTCTCTTCCATGGGAAATGGAAGTACGTTTGCAATTGAGACCCTGATATTCGCTAGCGCATGCTATGCGGTTGGCTCGAAGACCTATGCCGTGTATGGTGACGATATCGTCATCGAAACGGAGTTGGTTCAAAGCCTTCTGCGGTTGCTGCGTTACCTAGGTTTCCGTGTCAATGTTGATAAGTCTTATACCGACGGTCCCTATCGGGAATCGTGCGGCGCTTATTGGCACCACGGGATATCTGTGACGCCGTTCTTCTTACGTGGCTCCATGACCGGCA